GACCTGTTCCGCTGCGTGAGTATCCGTGAGAACGATGACGGCACGTATGCCATCACTGCCGTGCAGCATGTACCGGAAAAAGAAGCCATCGTGGATAACGGGGCGCACTTTGACGGCGACCAGAGCGGCACGGTGAATGGTGTCACGCCGCCAGCGGTACAGCACCTGACTGCCGAAGTCACCGCAGACAGCGGGGAATATCAGGTGCTGGCGCGCTGGGACACGCCGAAGGTGGTGAAGGGCGTTAGCTTCCTTCTTCGCCTGACCGTGGCAGCGGATGACGGCAGTGAGCGGCTGGTCAGCACGGCCCGGACGACGGAAACCACATACCGCTTCAGGCAACTGGCGCTGGGGCGTTACACGCTGACAGTCCGGGCGGTAAATGCGTGGGGACAGCAGGGCGATCCGGCGTCGGTATCGTTCCGGATTGCCGCACCGGCAGCGCCGTCGCGGATTGAGCTGACGCCGGGCTATTTTCAGATAACCGCCACGCCGCATCTTGCGGTTTATGATCCGACGGTACAGTTTGAATTCTGGTTCTCGGAAAAGCGGATTGCGGATATCAGGCAGGTTGAAACCACAGCCCGCTATCTTGGCACGGGGCTGTACTGGATAGCTGCCAGTATCAATATTAAGCCGGGCCATGATTATTATTTTACATCTGCAGTGTGAACACCGTTGGCAAATCGGCATTTGTGGAGGCCGTCGGCCAGCCGAGTGATGATGCATCCGGCTATCTGGATTTTTTCAAAGGCGAGATAGGGAAAACCCATCTGGCTCAGGAGTTGTGGACGCAGATTGATAACGGTCAGCTTGCGCCTGACCTGGCTGAAATCAGGACGTCCATTACGGATGTCAGCAATGAAATCACGCAGACCGTCAATAAGAAACTGGAAGACCAGAGTGCGGCAATTCAGCAGATACAGAAGGTTCAGGTTGATACAAATAATAACCTGAACAGCATGTGGGCTGTGAAGCTGCAGCAGATGCAGGACGGACGCCTTTATATCGCGGGTATTGGTGCCGGTATTGAGAACACCTCTGACGGCATGCAGAGTCAGGTGCTGCTGGCGGCGGACAGGATTGCGATGGTTAATCCTGCGAATGGCAACACAAAACCGATGTTTGTTGGTCAGGGCGATCAGATATTCATGAACGACGTGTTCCTGAAACGCCTGACGGCCCCCACCATTACCAGCGGTGGAAATCCACCGGCATTTTCCCTGACACCGGACGGAAAGCTGACCGCTAAAAATGCGGATATCAGTGGCAGTGTGAATGCGAACGCCGGGACGCTCAACAATGTCACGATTAACGAGAACTGTCGGGTTCTGGGAAAACTGTCCGCGAACCAGATTGAAGGCGATATAGTCAAAACAGTGGGTAAGGCTTTTCCGCGGGACTCCCGGGCACCGGAGCGGTGGCCATCAGGGACCATTACCGTCAGGGTTTATGACGATCAGCCGTTTGACCGGCAGATTGTTATTCCGGCGGTGGCATTCAGTGGCGCTAAGCATGAGAGAGAGCATACTGATATTTACTCCTCATGCCGTCTGATAGTGCGGAAAAACGGTGCTGAAATTTATAACCGTACCGCGCTGGATAATACGCTGATTTACAGTGGCGTTATTGATATGCCTGCCGGTCACGGTCACATGACGCTGGAGTTTTCGGTATCAGCATGGCTGGTGAATAACTGGTATCCCACAGCAAGTATCAGCGATTTGCTGGTTGTGGTGATGAAGAAAGCCACCGCAGGCATCAGTATCAGCTGAATTTTATAACCCATATACGGGCGCCAGAAATGGCGCCTTTTTTATTGCAGAAAAGCGAGAGGTAATTATGCGTAAATTATGTGCTGTTATTCTGTCCGCAGTAGTCTGGCTGGTTGCCGCTGGTACGCCAGCGAGCGCAGCAGAGCATCAGTCCACACTAAGCGCCGGGTATCTTCAGACCCATACTGATATGCCAGGCAGCGATGACCTGAAGGGCATTAACGTGAAATACCGTTATGAATTTACGGACACGCTGGGGCTGGTGACGTCATTCAGCTATGCAGGAGACAAGAATCGCCAGCTTACCCGTTACAGCGATACCCGCTGGCATGAAGATTCCGTGCGTAACCGCTGGTTCAGCGTGATGGCGGGGCCGTCTGTGCGCGTGAATGAATGGTTCAGCGCGTATGCGATGGCGGGTGTGGCTTACAGCCGTGTGTCGACTTTCTCCGGGGATTATCTTCGCGTAACTGACAACAAGGGGAAAACGCACGATGTGCTGACCGGAAGTGATGACGGTCGCCACAGCGACACCTCTCTGGCGTGGGGAGCTGGCGTGCAGTTTAACCCGACCGAATCCGTGGCCATTGATATTGCTTATGAAGGCTCCGGCAGTGGCGACTGGCGCACTGACGGTTTCATCGTGGGTGTCGGTTATAAGTTCTGATTAGCCAGGTAACACAGTGTTATGACAGCCCGCCGGTTCAGGCGGGCTTTTTTGTGGGGTGAATATGGCAGTAAAGATTTCAGGTGTACTGAAAGACGGCACAGGAAAACCGGTAGAGAACTGCACCATTCAACTGAAAGCCAGACGGACCAGCAGCACGGTGGTGGTGAACACGGTGGCCTCTGAAAATCCGGATGAAGCCGGTCGTTACAGCATGGACGTTGAGTACGGTCAGTACAGCGTCATTCTGTTGGTGGAAGGATTCCCGCCGTCACATGCCGGGACCATCACCGTGTATGAAGATTCTCAACCCGGTACGCTGAATGATTTTCTCGGTGCCATGTCGGAGGATGACGTCCGGCCGGAGGCACTGCGCCGTTTTGAACTGATGGTGGAAGAGGTGGCGCGTCACGCTGAGGAGGCGAAGAAGAATGCCGGAGAGGCGGAGACGTCAGCGAGGAATGCCGGCATATCAGCCAGTCAGGCAGAAGAGAGCGCTGCAAATGCTGACACTTCAGCAGGGGAGGCATCGGAGTCAGCCCGGCAGGCGGCAGAAAGTGCAGCCTCAGCAAAGCAGTCAGAGGATGCGTCCTCGTCCTCGGCTTCTGCGGCCGCTCAAAAAGCCAGTGAGTCATCACAAAGTGCAGCAGAAGCTGAATTGTCAAGAAAGACGGCAGAAAGTGCAGCCGGTAATGCAGCCAGGGATGCAACGACCGCAACAGAAAAAGCCCGGGAGTCAGCAGAAAGCGCACAGTCAGCGGAACAAAGCAGGATAGCGGCGGAAGAGGCCGTAAACCGAATCCCCACCGTGGTGGGACCTCCCGGGCCAAAGGGGGAACAGGGGCCCGCGGGTCCTCAGGGGCCGAAGGGTGATAAGGGAGAGCGCGGTGACACCGGCCCTGTCGGGGCAACCGGCGAACGGGGACCGGCAGGTGATGCTGGTCCGGCAGGCCCGCAGGGGCCGAAAGGTGACAGGGGAGAGCGGGGAGAGACCGGTCTGACGGGAAATGCAGGTCCACAGGGTCCAAAGGGAGATACCGGTGCGGCAGGCCCGGCAGGCCCACAGGGACCGAAAGGAGAAACAGGTGCGGCTGGCCCGGTGGGGGCAACCGGACCTCAGGGACCGAAGGGCGACCCGGGGGAGACACAAATCCGTTTTACGTCTGGGGCCGGCGAGCATTATTGAGACAAACAGCAATGGCTGGTTCCCGGATACAGATGGCGCACTCATCACCGGACTGACCTTTCTTGACCCCAAAGATGCCACACAGGTTCAGGGGCTGTTTCGGCATTTGCAGGTCAGGTTTGGTGACGGGCCGTGGCAGGATGTTAAGGGGCTGGATGAAGTGGGCAGTGATACAGGCAGAACAGGAGAATGACATGAATATACTAAAAAACTTATGCAGTGTCTGTGTGGTTGCGGAAAGCATGATGGCCGTGAACACGTGCAGTCGCCTACAGCACAGCTGCGACTGGGACCGGCAGACATTCTGGAGTCCGATGAGAATGGCATTATCCCGGAGCAGGCCAGGGTAATCACGCAGGTGGTGATACTGGATGCGGATAAAAAGCAGATACAGTGCGTGGTAAGACCGCTGCAAATTCTGCGTGCTGACGGGAGGCGGGAAAATATTGGCGGAATGAAATAGCCGACAGCTTCACAAAAACCGGAGTCCGGCTCCGGTTTTTGTTGTCATGTCCGGTGGATGTTTGTTAGGAATGTTCAGACAGGTTTATTTTGAATTTACACAGAATCCTAAACAGGTTCGAAAATTAAGAAAGAGGTTGTATGTTTAGCATAAGAACCCTACTACCTATTAGCGCCAGCGTATCAGTTCCGACAAAACAATCTCAATCCATCCCAATAACTTTAGCAGGGAGAACAATCGAAAAAGCGCAAGAGAAAGAAGGATTACTTGTTTTTTTAGGAATGAAATCCGTTAATGACTATACTCTTAATATTCTTGGCCAAAATGTTTCAAGAGTCACAACGGGGAAAAAACCGTATGATTTATTATTCCTGAATGATGCTACAAAACAAGATTTTGATAAAAGGAAAATGGAGTTTACATATCCTGGAGCAAATAAAAGCCATCTACAATCAAGTAATAGCGATGTTGTTGCTGCTGCAGCTATAAGTATTACAGCGACAGAGATGAAAACCATCCTGCCAGATGATTTAACACCAGGAAAATACAAAAAAATTTATCTGTCTGGGGATGGTTCTGCTGGTCTACCACTTCTTAAGTGTGGAGATGAATTTTTATCGCCGACAGATATTGTCGACCGCATTGTTCAACATAATCTTCATGAGATTGATGATATCAGATTAACATCCTGTAACTCAGCCAACATATTAAAAAACAAAGACTTCTCTCCTGATGAAATAGAGAAATCCGCAAATATGAATAACGGCTGGTTGGCCAGGGCATTATTTGGTCAAAAGAGGTCTTTAGCAGAACACGTCTATGCCGAGTTTGAACGTCGCGGAATTAACGTTTCTATATCAGGTTACCATGGCACTGGCGTTTTTTATGTACCAGAGCATGGTAAACCAACAACGCATCTACGCTCCACAACTGTGCCTGCAACACCTGAACATACCGTAAGAAGAAGCGACTACAGAGCCACTTTGGGTAGAACTCAACCCATAGATATTGAGTAATTGAGCCAGCATATACACTTGATGGTTAGGAAACAGAATCATTGTTTTAAACATTTCCTGGCCATTAATATTGTCGGCGGGAGCATATCCAGGACTGGCCGGCAAACCAGGTACGCGATCTGTTGCCATGGAAAGTTGATCTGAGCGCTCAGTAAATATCAATACGGTTCTGGCGAGACGCTTACGATGCATGAGAATCACTAATAGTATGTAATTATTACATTTTATTTACAATGCTGTTTCTGTTGGTCTGCATCCATAATTATGAAATGCTGACTTATGGTGTCAAAATAACACATATTCCTTTCAATAATCATTTCTTTTACTATCTTTTCCCTGCTGAGAGGGTGGGGTAGATGTTCTCTTGTGAGATTCATGAACGCAGACTTATCATAAAGAGTGCATATGTTGGAGTTCAGTGCGTTCTTGACAAAAACCCCTTTTTCTGGAACGCATAATGTTATTGGGCACTTAAGAAATTGTGTGTCGCAAGAGAATTCATCAGGATTTACAACAAATGAATGAGAATGGATTTTATTTTTAAGGGCGTTTTCGGCCCCTTTTTTCCATCCTATATTTGAAGATAATTGAAGCATAAAATCCTGAGATATTTGTGCAAAACTTCGTCCGTTGTTGATCTGCTGTTCCAGGTTGCGAGCAATAGTGTTTTGTCTCGCCATAAATATGGAGAAATGATTACTGCATACAGGATTTACTGTAAAACCATTGACTGATTCGATATAACGGATATCCATTTTATGACGTTCTTTTATGATTACAGTATCATTTTGATTTTGCTGCACAATATAACGTAAAGATGCTAGCTCATTCTCAGGTAAGATACTGCCTGCTGTGAAGTTTAAAAAGATAGGCATGTTTTTTTCTGTAATACAAGTCGATTGTTTGTGATTTCGCGCTGTAGGTATATTATCATTCATATTTAACTTCCTAAAGTATGACCTCGTAGGGAGATAAATGCAATGCTTAAAGGTAGATTGAAATGATAAATTAGCGCTTGGTAAATCCAGAATTTCATAAAGAGAGAGGTGGTGTTTTTTCATAGCGCTGAGATGTAAGTTGCAACATGTATTATATGCAAGAGAATAGGGAGTACTGGATACATTAACTCTATGTAATCCATTCAAGATATTAATGCAATTGAAATAATTGACATAAAATATTGCATAGGTGAGGTTTATTGCTCAGAAGATGGAGTTATCGATGCAGAAACTGGAAGAACTGCGGCAGCGATAGCGCAGGTCGATTGCAATGACGAGATTTATCAGCGCCAGCGTGGGATAAAAGAGAATCTGAGCAGTCTGGAGAATTTGAAATCGGTTAGGGATTTCATACTAGAATAATAGGATCCGCGGCACGTCGTATGCAAGAACGTGCCACGGCTGGCTGGCGAACTTTCGATAGTGCGAGTATTGAATGATTTCCAGCCGTTACCGATTTTACGTGTTAATTAGTGAACAAACCACTCGTCAGCAGACTCCCAGGTATCTTTCAGAGTTTCCTGAACAAAAGTTTTAGCTGAATCTTTATCGGCGGTGCGCGTAACAGAAAGGCCATCGTTGCTGGTGGCTTTTACGATCACCTCTACATCGTCATAACGCTTACTGATGCGTCGGGTTAATTCTTCCTTTAACGCATCCACAGCACCGTTTGGCATTTTAGTCATTTTTTCTTTGGCTATGCAGATCTCAATACGCATAAAAGTCCCTCTATACTGTGTTTGTATACAGTATTATTTTTAACTGTATGGATAAACAGTGTCAAGAGGTCTTATTTCTGCTCCTTTGGAGCTCTTCAAAACGATTATGTAAAGATTTCGGATACAGTTCGGTATATACCTGCCATAGCACGTTTAATGAACGATGCCCTGTAACCTGAGCGACTTCCTCAATACTAAAACCAGCCTCAAATAAGCGACTTGCCCCTTCTCTACGCAAATCATGGTATCGCAGATCTTTAATACCTAATTTGCTTCTTACCCTCTGAAATCCTGCAGTAACAGAAGTGCTGTTATATGGAAAAATGAATTCCGATTTTTTGGGCTGTCGTTGGACGATATCCCAGGCTTCCCCAAGCAAGGCTACTTTCATGTGGTTGCCTTCCTTTTTGCGTGGATCTTTCCTGTCTCTTACGAGTATAGATTTTTGTTCCTGGTCGAGATCTTCCCATCGTAACCGGCATACTTCTCCGATCCGCATACAGGACCACACAGAAAATTTGAGGATATCAACGAACGGAATTTTTGAGCATTTATGAGTAGATCGTTGTTGAAGGCCTTCAATGAGCATGTCCAGTTCATCAGATGCTGGTCTACGATTACGACGGTTTGATTTACCAATCAAACCAAGTTTAAGTAGATATGGGCGAGCGCTTTTCGCTGGGTTTGATGTGTAATTAATTCCATATACAGGTTTGGCAGCATCCAGAACACTGCCAAGATAACTAACATCGTGGCTAACTGTAGCTGGACCTGCACCAGCGTTGTTTCTTAGCCTGCAATGTTCAATTACGTCATTTTCTGTCAGTTCAGATAGTTTGATCGCGGAGATGTCACTATCCATAAGCAGTTCCAGCACATATCTTTTAGTACGGCCTGCTTTACCTCCGGCATTTGGGTCATTTAAATATTTGTGTAGTAAGTCACGGACTGTAAGTCCGTCAACTGCATTTGATGATGGAATGCCATATAGATCTAATTCCATCACTTTCTGTGTGCCCCATGTTTTGGCATGAGCATGTTTAGGGAATGTTTTGCTTTCCCTGTAAGTGATAACACCTTTTTCTTTGATAATCACATTACAGCGATAGCGTGGTGTGCCATCGGATTTTAGTCGTTTCTCTATGTTATAGTACGCCATTACACGACCTCGTTATTTCGGGTTCCCATAAAACGTGGGAACCTGTGCGGGAACCTAACGCGAGAAAAATAGCCTGAAATGTTCAAAAATGCACGATAATCATGAAACACTAAAAATTAATCAAACCAGCGTGATGCCTGAAAAAACTGGTGTTTACTGGAATTCTCGGTTTAGCATTGCTCCCATGCTCGACTGGACGGACAGACATTGCCGCTATTTCTTGCGTCTGCTTTCCCGCAATACGTTGCTGTATACCGAAATGGTGACCACAGGGGCGATTATTCACGGTAAAGGTGATTACCTGGCGTACAGTGAAGAAGAACATCCGGTAGCGTTGCAACTAGGCGGTAGCGATCCGGCGGCGCTGGCACAGTGTGCGAAGCTGGCAGAAGCGCGTGGATATGATGAGATCAACCTGAATGTCGGCTGCCCGTCTGACCGGGTGCAGAACGGCATGTTTGGTGCGTGTCTGATGGGTAATACGCAGCTGGTTGCCGACTGCGTGAAAGCGATGCGCGATGTGGTGTCGATTCCAGTGACGGTGAAAACGCGTATTGGCATCGATGACCAGGACAGCTATGAATTTCTCTGCGATTTCATCAACACCGTTTCCGGCAAAGGCGAGTGTGAGATGTTTATCATCCACGCACGTAAAGCCTGGCTTTCGGGGTTAAGTCCGAAAGAAAACCGTGAAATCCCGCCGCTCGATTATCCGCGTGTGTATCAACTGAAGCGTGACTTTCCGCATCTGACAATGTCGATTAACGGTGGTATCAAGTCGCTGGAAGAGGCCAAAGCACACCTGCAACATATGGATGGCGTGATGGTCGGGCGCGAGGCGTATCAGAATCCGGGTATTCTGGCGGCGGTAGACCGGGAGATCTTTGGTTCCTCGGATACCGATGCCGATCCGGTGGCGGTAGTGCGCGCCATGTATCCGTACATTGAGCGTGAACTCAGCCAGGGGACGTATCTCGGCCATATTACCCGGCATATGTTGGGCTTGTTCCAGGGTATTCCTGGCGCGCGGCAGTGGCGGCGTTATTTAAGTGAAAATGCCCATAAAGCGGGTGCAGACATTAATGTGCTGGAACACGCGCTCAAACTGGTGGCGGATAAGCGTTAACTTTTCACCAAAAAGTAGTCAAATTCACCACGCCCTGCGCACCGTCGCGGGGCGTTTTGCTGTTAAATCAATAGATTATTTTTGGCATGATTCTTGTAATGCCAGCAAGAGATTTCATATTTGGGAGAGCATCATGCTGGAACTACTTTTTGTGATTGGCTTTTTTGTCATGCTGATGGTCACCGGCGTTTCGTTGCTGGGCATTATCGCCGCGCTGGTTGTGGCGACGGCCATTATGTTCCTCGGCGGTATGCTGGCATTGATGATTAAGTTGCTGCCGTGGTTACTACTGGCGATTGCGGTGGTGTGGGTTATTAAGGCGATTAAAGCACCAAAAGTGCCTAAATATCAGCGTTATGACCGCTGGCGTTACTAA